CAGTGTGGTACATGGATATCGATACCACGGCTAAGTACAAATCTGGTGTTACTACCGTAAAAGACTCGGTACGACTGGATCCGTGGGTGTTTATGTTCTCCGCAGGATATCGTTTTTAATTTTCTCTGCAAAACCTCTGCAAAACCCCTCTGCAAAACTGGTCATCAAATGACCAGTTTTTTCCATTCCTTACCGCGTGCGTCGTTGTAAATATCGGTCATTTTTTGATTCGAATGGCCTAGCAAAATTTTGGTATCAACCCCCTGCTCTCTGAACAATCGCTCTGATAAAGATCTCTGCTCATGGAAAGAGGGAGGGGTGCCATTAGCACGCCAGTTGTAATCCACAGAATCCCGGGCTTTTTTAAATGCAACGGTTAATGTTGCTGGCTTAACCATCCCGCCGCGCTTAGCTGTCCCTTTCGCGTGATGGTGGTGCAATAGCCACGGACTAAGAACGCAATCGCGGCAGGATGACACCACATCATCCAGGGTGAGATTTAATTTATCGCAACGCAGAGCCAGAGGGATGGCAATCCGGGTTCCTGTTTTTTGCTGTTCGACATGAAGATAACCATCCCGGATATCCGAAAATTGCATTTTGCAAATATCTGAAAGGCGCTGGCCTGTCATCAGTGCCAGCAGCATACCGCGCTGTAAAAAGTAACCATCCTTTTCCGCTGCGTTATAAATCATCATCCACTCATCAAAAGTCAGTCGCTGTCTTGATATCCGCACCTGCGGTTTTTTTGCCGATTCTGCAGGGTTAAAGCCTGGCGGGACATCGCCCGTTTGCTGAGCTTCCCGGAAAACATCGATCAGTACTTTCCTGAAAATTTGTCCCATTCTGTTATGTCCTCTGGCCTTGTACTCTTCCAGTACTGATACCACATCTTTTACGGTTATGGCATCTAACGGTCTGGTGCCAAAACGTTCATCAAATACCCTGAGAGGGGCCGCTTTCTGTTTCAGCGTGTTGAGTTTGATCTCGCCGTTTTCATATCTTTCCTGTTGAATTTTTCTGTAATTATTCAGAAAAATGGTAACGGTTGATGAACCGCCGGTATCACTAATAATTTTCTCCTGCAGACTGAGCATTTGTTCCATTTGCTGCCGGGCAAGACGGCTGTTCGCTTCTGCTGCAATAGTTTCTGCCAGTTTCTGGTCAATACTGCCGAGACCGTGATTTTTGCCTGTTATGGGATGCCTGTAACGCCAGTAAACTTTGTTATTTCTTTTGTCAAAATACGGAGATAATCCCGGAACATCGGTTTTATATTTTCGCGGGCGCGCCATCTTCCAGTATCCTCTTCAAAGCAGGGTGATCTGTGGCGATCACCTCCGGCTTGTTTACCATTCCGACAAAGCGAGCTTGCGGATCCACTCGCCAGCGTCTTCCAACTTTTTTGGGGAGAGGAAATATCATTCCGGCTTTAGCGTATTTACTTAACGTACTCGGAGTAGGGACCGGTTCACTGAATTCCTCTTTTGCCCACTCAGTGAGCAGAATAAGTCTTGCCATGAGCGTCGTTCGCTAATCATGGTCGCCGCCACTATAGCTGGTGGGCAACGACCGGGGTTGAACATTAAAAATCAGCCTGATTCGGGATCAGTTTTTGCCAGATAGTTGAAACGTATTTTGCCTGGTAACGGGCATCATCCAGCGCATTGTGGCGCTCACCTTCGAATGGAATAGCCGCCCTAGCATCGAAGTCCATGGCTTTTCCCAGCTCAACGATTGTGCGTACATCGCGATCGTTGTAGTAACGCCACGGGCAGGGGATCCCCTGCCGTTCGTATGAACGGCGCAAAATCGTGTTGTCGAAGTTGGCTCCATTTCCCCAGACCTGAACAAAAAATTCGCCGGAGTTTTCGTCGATAAATTCCCGCAATTGCAGCAGTGCATCATCTAACGGGATTTCATCGGTCAGAATGGCAGATTGCGCCTCCCGTGATTGCTTAAGCCACCATTTAATGGTGCCACGATCAATGACTCCGCCAGCAGTATCCATATCGATGGTCTTACTAAATTCCGGCCCCATATCTCCGGTTTGCGGATCGAAAAATATTGCACCTATTGAGATAAGCGGGGCATCGGGATTTTTTCCCATGGTTTCAAGGTCGATCATCATGTGGTGCCACATTCTGCTGGTGGATGTGATTTCTTGATGACCGTTCACCTTAATTGAGTGATCTGCCGTCTCGCCAGTTTCATTATCGCTATCGTGATGCTGATTGCCGCCAGTGTTCTCCTTGTGTGGATGTTCAGCGCCTTCCATTTCCTCCGGATCATCTTCCTGAACTTCAGGCTGATACTCTTCATCGAATGTTTCCTGGTATGTTGCGTCGCCCATTACCGCGCCACAATCAGGGCAGTTGCCGCCGCCGGTCTGACCGCAGGCGGTGCAGACTTTTTCCACTTCCTGTTGCGCCACTGATTCAGGCTGTTTCGTTTCTGGCTCGTTTTGTAACGCATTTGGGCTGTTTTGTTCCGCTTTCTGGTCGTTCTGTTCCGTTTCTTGCTGGTTCTGGTTCACAGAATCGCGGGTCTGGTTCCCCTTAACCCATTTCGGATCATTCGGGTCGCTAATCCCTTCAACAAATTCACCACGTGATACTGCAAGCAGTTCATCGGCGTCAGGCTGGCTGATATTGGCTGCCTGCATAATTTTGTTTACTTCGTCAGCGGTAACTTTTACTGGCTCTGGTTGTGCGGTCGTGTCAGATGCACCAGTATTTTGTTGTGAACCTGAGTATGTACCGTTTTTACGTGCGAAGTATTCCTCTTTTGTGATTTCCGTAGCTCCCAGGGCCAGTGCTTTTTCCAGACCAGAAAGTTTGTTTGCGCGACCGTATTTTTCGCCGTCCTTATCGGTGAAAAGGAAGTAGAACGGTCCCTCACGCTCTACAGATGGTTCGTCTTCCACTTCGCATTCGGTTTTTTCGTTGTCCGGCATTGCCGTTTCCACTGCATCAGTTTCTGGTACTGGTGACGGGAGAGTACCAGCTGTGCCCTGATTTGTTCCTTCGTCATCTTCAAACACGCCCTTGGTAGTCAGGTATTCAGTGATGTATTTGTTCAGTGCTACGGGATCTTTGTGAATGTCGATCGGACGCTCACGGACAAGGCCAAAAATAGTCTGACGGTCGTAGCGAACGGCATCGGGTTGTTTGCGCATTGATGCGGAAATGCGCTTCCAGTCTTCGCGATCTTTGTCGATAACTTCATTTTTTGCCCAGCGATGGATGCTGCCGTCAATGTTTCCGGTATCAATATCGCCAGGCCAGAGAGCGTAGGCCAGTTCTTCATCCAGCGTTTTCCATGTCTGCTTGTATTCGCGACAAATGGCGGCAGTGACTGGGTTGATTTTTCCTGCTGAGTTTTCAGTGTTCTGTTGATTGACTCTGGCGCGGGCGAGATCAACAACAGACGTGTATTTTCCGGTTTCCTTGCGTTCACCTTCGCGACGTTTTTTCCAGATGCGCATCTCTGCCTGAATTTCGGGCCATTTGGCACCAGGCTTACATTTATGCTTAACCCACCCGATGGCATGCAGCTTAAGCTCCGGATACATGGCGTTAACTTCTGGCATTTTCATCAACGCTTCAACGATATGTCCGTCGAATGTTGCCATGTCTTCCTGCAACAATTCCTGTGCGCTAATAACCATATCAACGGTGATGTTTTCACATGTGTCGAACTTAACCATGACAGCGTTCTGTACTTCAGGGACCAGCTTGTCAAAAGTGACGTTCATCGGATCTGATTCAGTCTCAACCGGGACAAAGGAAGCAGACTCCTCATCCCAGCGGTTTTCCTGCATATATTCAGCATCCCAGGAATCGAGGGCAGGGCGGGGTATGCCGGGTTTATCCTCACAGACAATAAATTTATAAGCGCAGTCCTGAGCTGCAGGGAATTGCTCCAGAAATTGCCAATGAAATTTTGCGCGTGCGCGACGCTCATCACCAGCTTCAATGGCAGTGGCCACCGCAACAGCGCTATCTTCTTTTATGGCCTGTTCATCAGGAATAGCAGCGCAAATAAAGACTTTACTCATTTTGTTTTACCTCATTACAGATTTAAGGGTGAACAAATCCCTGCCATTGCTGGCATATAAAAATGAAACTGGATATTAATTACGGCGCTGTTTTTAATCCTGCCGGGATTTCGTTATTGTCCATGTGAATAACTTTATCGACCGGATAACAGTTGCCGGGAATTTTCTGTTCCGCTGCGGCAGCCATGCATTCTTTCATTGAGTTGTACATGCCGGTGATTGCATCAAGCGACTCACCAGTATTGAGATGTACAGTCAGAATGAGTACGAATAATGTGTTCATCGCCACTCTCCGAAAATACCGAGTTTAAGAAGGGCAATTCTGGAGAGTATGGAATTGTCATTCAGCAGGTAGGGTTCATATTTTCTCATATTGATTGCATCCTCGGTGAAATCCCTGTTACTGAGCAGAACACCAATATTAAAGCACCCGTCAGACGTATTAACGTTTGGTAGTGACGTTTCCATTATCGCGTCCTCAACAATGAATTTTTAGCAATTGCTCCACAGTCATATTTTTAATTGCGCTCCGGTTTACAAGAGTCCATCCTTGTTTCTCCAGATAAAACCGGAAGGTATCCAGGGTGCAGACCATTGCGCCGTCAGGAACGGTTTCAGTGAATTTGATATTGCCGTGTTCGTCGAGACGGATAACCAGGGTGCGTCCGTCCCCGTGAATCATTTTGTCGGGAGACGGGGCGTTATTCTGGCGCAGTTCTTCCTCCATGCGATCGAACTCAGCGATGTAGGCTTCTTTGAAAGTTGCGGCTTTTTTACCTGTGAACCCCATCACCAGGAAAACGAAGCCGTTTTTGGTGATTTGGTACATTGGGAGTTTGCGCCCGGTTGAGTCGGTGTATTCGCTCGACACAAAATTGTGCTCAGTGAATTTTGCTGAACAGTCCAGATTGCGAATTTTATCCAACACTCGTTCGTGGCGTTTGCCAAAGAACTCGGCGATCGCAACAGACGTAGTGACAGCGCGACCATTTTCGATGGTTACGTCAGGGTGAGAAAGGGTAAGGATAGTAGCCATGATGGCAGCCTCCGCGATGAATTTGATTAACTCACCACCGAGGTTTTCCACGACCATAAGGGTGGTGAGACGTACAGGGGTGGAAATACCGGTCATCACGGAACCCGGCCAGCCTTGCGGCTGCCCTGCACGCCCCACCATAATGCGAATGTGGCTGTGCTTAACGCATAAAAAAACCGCCTGAGCGCGGTTATGCGCCGTGAATGATTTCGGGTTTCCACGCCCGGCACCCGTTTTATGAGGTGCAGGTGCACTATAATTCCACCCGTTCTGGTTTTCAATAGCTACATTCAACATTTTCTCTTACCTTTCATCACCGAAGTGAACTTTGTTGATGCGGTGCCTGGTGCCTCCAGGTGACGTTAACCAGTTAACAATTAACGCCGGATACAGAGAATCCACCCATAACACTGTTTTTGGTTTTAACTGTTCCGCGTGCGCTCAGCCGCATTCACCGCATCACAAAATTCACTTTAAAAAGGGCGGCAGAGCAGTCACGGAGTAAAACTGATACCGCCAAAAGTCACCAGAAAATTGATAACAGAGGGCGTTGCAGCGGGGTTGTCACTTAAGCGTATGGTCAACCTGACAACCCGGTGTCCTCAACGGGGGAAGGAATACCCCCGCCATACTTACCGCCGCGCCATTTCGCGGATTGCCACAACCGGAAGCGCACGGTCGACGAAAATTTAACGACAGGCTATCTATGAACCAGCTACCTCGCCGTGCGCTTTCGCGTTATGGTCTGACTTTTCAGGGAAATATCCTTTCAGTAAACTGTCAGTGCCGGATTCTTATCCGTGTCCGGCGCACGACCACACGCTGTCACGAGAGGTCTCCATTCTCAACCAGTAACCTCAATGGAGGATAAAATGTCAGAGCAGGAGTTAAAACTTGGTGCATGTTATTGTGTTCTCAAGGAGCTGGTACACATGCTTCCATCTACTCAGTATCAACAGTTAGTTGGCAATTTAAATCAGCGAATCGAAGCTATGTTAAAATCTGATGGTTTTAATAACGTAGAAACGCTGATGCTAAAAAGATATCTTGATGGATTAATCAGATAACATTTTTTTACGGCGTTCATATTCGTTAATATTTATGAAGCCTGTTGCCAGAAGCAGTTCGTTAATTTCATGGTTGTTTGGCTGTTTCTGGCTCTTTGAACTGGGATCTTCCACTTCTTTTTCTGCAAATTGTTTTGCTGTATCCTCTGTGCCATGGATATTTAAAGCTGTATCTGAAAACAGCCCAGTAAACGCATCGCGCACATTACGAGCCATATTATCAGTGTCTTTTTTTGTTACCGATTTCAATTCAAGTTCGTTCAGACGATGACGAAGTGTGTGTGCTGCAATCTCCTGGATTGAAGGAGGTAAATCTTTAAATTCCATCGTCAACCTCATCAGTCAGTGTTTCTGGTTAACCAGCGACGCGCGCCAGCTTCAGTTTTAAACGTTTTGCTTCTGGTATATGTCATCGCGGTAAACGTGCCGTCCTGGTTGGGAAACACGCCGCATACCAGAGATTCGTTGTTGCCAAGCTCGATAGTATCCATGCTGACCTCATTTCCCCTTAACGCCGGGGTAGCGGAACAAAAACCTGCTGCATAGTTATTAAAGTTGAACCCTGCCGTCATGTTCTTACGCCTCGGGCTGGCTACTTAACCCCTGACCACTGCCTGGTAACTCGAAGTATTGCCCTGCATTCTGTGGGGCGGGGTGGTGGCAGGTATATAATGTACTTTTCGTTCATTGTTGTAAAGTACTTTTAGTACATTTTGTGTGTAAAAAAATGAGATGGGATAAAGTGAAGCACAAACCCGGAGGAAGGCGCTACCGGATTTATGCTGGTTTAAGAGGCTTTTTGTTTTTTCTTTCGTGCTAACTCTTCGTAAATTGCATTGTACTTCTGTTTTTTCTCTTCAAGAGTTTTTAAAAGTTCATCTGTCTCACTGTCAGGGAGCTCGTCCAGAAGGTCAATGATGATTTTTTGTCTTGGATTTAACTCCTGATAGAAACGTACCTGTCCACTTTCTTCTGTATCCTCTCCCAAAAGATAGGTTGGTGTTGTTCCTATTAGTGTTGCTAATTCCCTTAATTTCTCCCGGCGAGGAATTGTTTCGCCATTAAACCATTTGCTAACCGCTTTTGGTGTTAATTTCATTCGACGGGCAATTTCTGCCTGCCTTCCATGTTGTTCATAACCAGCGTTTTCACAGGCTAGCGCAAGCCTACTGGCGAACTCTTTACGCGCTTTATCTTCATGAACCATAAGTTCAATGATATTCGCTCTTGAATGTACTGTCAGTTCTGTTATAGCATGTACTAAAAGTTCACATTGTGAGGGTGATATGAACCAGAAAACACTTGAAGATGTAATCAAAACTGTTCGCGTTGCTGTTGTGGCCGACGTTTGTGGTGTCAGCCAAAGAGCAATCTATAAATGGATGGATAACGGAAAATTGCCTCGCACAGAATATACCGGCGAAACAAATTACGCTGAAAAAATCGCTCTTGCATCAAACGGATTATTTTCTGCCGATGCAATTTTAACTATTGGCAGGAATAAAACTACTACGAAAAAGCTGATGGGAGTTGATTCATGAAAATCAAGCATGAACACATCCGCATGGCGATGAATGCCTGGGCGCGTCCTGATGGCGAAAAAGTTCCAGCAGCTGGAATAACCCAGGCTTATTTTGAGTTGGGTATGACGTTCCCAGAACTGTATGACGACAGCCATCCGGAAGCCCTGGCTCGCAATACTCAGAAAATTTTCCGCTGGGTGGAGAAAGACACCCCTGATGCGGTTAAAAAAATTCAGGCGTTGTTACCAGCTATCGAAAAAGCAATGCCACCTCTGCTGGTGGCCCGAATGCGCAGTCATAGCTCAGCCTATTTTCGGGAACTAGTGGAGACGCGGGAACGACTGGTGAGAGACGCTGATGATTTTGTCGCAGTGGCGATCGCTGGTTTCAACCAGATGAATCGTGGTGGCCCTGCAGGAAATATTGTGGCTGTGCATTGACTCGCAATATTCATACCGGATCACTTCCGGCAATTTGTGAGTAAAAAGATTCGGTATCAAAAGAGGTGAGTATGGCTAACGCCTGGCTCAGATTATGGCATGACATGCCAAATGACCCTAAGTGGCGAACAATTGCCAGGGTGTCAGGGCAGCCAATTGCAACAGTGATGGCAGTGTATATCCACCTCCTGGTGAGCGCGTCACGAAATGTCACGCGAGGTCACATTGATGTCACGACAGAAGATTTGGCAAGTGCGCTCGACGTGACAGAAGAGGTAATTGATTCAATTTTGCAGACGATGCAGGGGCGGGGACTTGATGGTGATTTAATCACTGGATGGGAAAAACGCCAGGTGCTTAAAGAGGACAACGGCAATATTTCGCAAACCGCAAAATCTCCTGCAGAGCGCAAGAGGGCGCAGCGAGAGAGGGAAAGAAAGCGGGAACAAAATGGCGATTGTCACGGCGCGTCACGAAATGTCACGCACATGTCACGACGAGTCACGACAGATAAAGATACAGATAAAGATACAGATCAAGAAGATCAAAACACTATGGTCCATGGCGTAAAAAACGCCACGAACCAGGCAGGGGATGTTCAGACCGTCAATCTTGGTCAGCCAGCAGGCACGACACCGGAAGCCGATTCAGCGTATGCGCTGAAAGCCGATTCGGGCGCTGTGCAGCAGGTGATGACCGCAAGGCCGGAGCAATCACACCAACTGCAGCAGCCCGAAGCCGATTCCGCCATTCAGCGGGAAGCCGATCGGGTAGTCCCGGAAAACACCGGGCAGTCTGTGGGACGAGTGGATTATCCGGATGTGTTCGAACAGGTCTGGCGGGAGTACCCGTTGCGTGCCGGAGCAAACCCGAAGAAATCCGCTTTCAGTGCCTGGAAGGCCAGATTACGCGAGGGGGTGCCACCAGAGGCCATGCTGGATGGCGTGAGGCGTTACGCAAGATACCTGGCGGCTACCGGGAAAACGGGAACGGAATTTGTTCAGCGAGCGACGACGTTTTTTGGACCGGACCGGAATTTTGAGAACCCCTGGTTGCTCCCGGTAAGCGGCACGAACAACCAGCGTTGTGTGAATCATATTTCTGAACCGGATACCGAAATTCCACCGGGCTTCAGGGGGTAAGTGTGTATTTCTGGTCATGAGGTAATTTTCAGGAGGGCTTGTGGCAAAAGTTTTTACACAAGAAGAGCGGGAAAAAATTAAAGGGCAGGTTCTTGAACTCGTACGCCAGAGTGGGCGCGAGACGTTACGACAACTGGAAGCTAGAACTGGGGCAACAAGATATCTGATGAGCGTTCTGGCCAGAGAGCTGGTTGCCAGTGGCGATGTATACAACTCTGGTTACGGGTTATTCCCGCCTGAACAGGCGCGTAAGGACTGGCAAAATGCCCGTAAAAAGCTCTCAAGGGCAAAGCTGAAGAAACCATCTGCGGTTGATCCGGACCTTATCTGGTCATTACCTGATGGAGAAATACGTCGTTATGACAGGCGTCAGAACATAATCTGTAGCGAGTGCCGGAAGAGCGAAGTTATGCAGCGCGTGCTGGCGTTCTATCGGCGACGTTTTAGGTAGCGTTACATTGAGCAAACGGTGCAGAATTGAAATAATAGCAATTCGGAAGTATGCCGCTACGATGATGGTTGAAAGCATAGGTAAGTTGACTGGGAAGGTTGTTACTGCAGTGAGCTCAGTCCGTGTATATAACCCATCATTGCCTGAAGGTGAGCAACAATCAGGTGCAACCGAAGTTAACGGCAAGAAGCTATGGCTGATAATGGTTATGCAAATGCCAAACCGTTAGTGATTTCCGGAGAAACAATGTGGAAGGATATGGCAAAGGTAAAAAGTGTCTGTGAAAGATGCAAAATATCTAAACCATACATACAACCTCCTACCATGTAATAGTGTCGATGCCATTTCAATACACGGTAGCTCAGGAGAGGGACGAAAACAGCGGATACCCATTTATCAGTACTGGTTTCTCAATCCTCAGGTTTACCCAAAACTCAACACTAATCCAGCTGGTTATGTGAACCAGGTAAATTCTTTTGGTGTGAACCTCTTGAAGATGAAAGTTTTTTTGCTATGTTAGTCAAACATAAACTTCCCCTTTTTGAGCAAAAAATACTCTTTTAGAAGGATATTTAAATGGCGCGTCAATATGAAATGCAGATATCAAGGATGACAGTAGATAAATTAGGTGTGAAATTATATGACAGGGCTTATGCTGTTATAGCCGAATTAGTATCTAACAGTTACGATGCAGATGCGACTAATGTCACTATAAAAGCACCTATGGGCCAATACTTGGCTGTTAGACAGGATGGTGTTGTCAGGTCAAAAAATGTCACAATAGAAGTAGAAGATAATGGCGTCGGAATGGCGCCTGATGAACTACAGAACTTTTATTTGGTTGTTGGCAAAGAAAGACGTAAGGATCCAAAAAGAGGTGAAACCTCGAAGGTGTTTCACCGCAAAGTCATGGGACGGAAAGGCGTTGGGAAATTAGCACCTTTTGGTGTTTGTAAAAGGGTCGAGATTATAAGTGCCGGTGGGGAAAAAATCAGTCGTGATGGAAAGGAAGGGTATGAGGTTGCTCATATTCAGCTAGATAAAGAAAAAATAATGGATGATACTGCAGTGTCTTATAAACCGGAAACTGGGGATTTAGACGGCACACTAAGTGACAGGACCTATACTAAAATAATATTAAGTGATTTTGAATATAGAAAAATTAGCGAAATAAAAGATTTATCTCGGCAGCTTTCACAACGTTTTGGAGTGAAGAGTAAAAACTGGAATATTAAACTGATTGATACTTCGAAAACAAAGTCTAATCCTGACTATGAAGTTGAGGTCGGAGAGTTTACTGTTCCTGTTATGCCTAACTCTAAAATTGAATTTCGTTCCATGAGTGGAAGTATTGCGACAGATTCTTGTACGGATTTAAGTGATTATACGGCTTTTAATCCTGACGGCACGCGTTCATCAATTGTTAAGGCCGGTTTTGAACATGAAGGGAAAGCTTACCCGATATTAGGTTGGATTGCATACGCGAAAGAGCCTTATAAGGACGAGTTAATGGCAGGGGTTAGAATTTATTGCCGAGGTAAGTTTGCTGCGCAAACAGCAGTTTTTAATAGAAAAGCTGGTTTTACTGGAGAGCACTCTATACGTTCATATTTGGTAGGTGAGTTGCATGCTGACTGGTTAGACGAAAAAGAAGATCTTATCCAAACTGATAGAAGGGATATTCTATGGTCTGATGATTTAGGAACGCAATTTCAGAATTGGGGGCAAGAAGTTATTTTACTTGTGGGTAAAATAACTCGCGACCCCCTTAGAAATAATATGATGAATCAATTCTTCGAATTAGCGCAAGTGGAGGATAAGGTCGAGCAAGCATACCCTGGAGCCGGTCAAAAGGATATGCGAGCACAGGCTAAAAAAATAGCCAAGTTGTTGGGTAAATCTTTACGAGGTGATGAATTACATGATCCTGATGCACTCGAGAATTTAGTGCAGTTAAGTATTATGTTAGCACCATTACAATCCTTAGATGAGAAGTTAATAGAAGCTTCCAGTAAAGCGGATACACCGCTCAATGTTCTCAACGATATTTTAGCAACGGCTCAACTAGCTGAAACCGTTAGTTTTGGTCAAAAGGTCAAAAAGCGTCTTCAGATTATTGAGCGTCTCGAGTCTTTAAAAGACGCAAAGGATACAGCAGAAGATGAGTTACAAGATCTAATTGCATCCGCTCCGTGGCTAGTTAACCCTCAATGGGTCCCAGTTACAGCAAATAAAACGTTGTCCACGCTTAAAAGGGAATTTCAAAAATTTTATAAAAAGAAAACTGGTGAGGAGATATTTCTTATAGATTTTGATAAAAAAAATAAAAGACCAGACTTTGTATTGTTTAGTCAGGATGGAAAATTACAAATAATTGAAATAAAAAAGCCACATCATTATATTTCCAATGATGAAATGGATCGTATTATTAATTACTTCGAAACATTCGAGGAGTTTTTGAACGATGAGAGACATAATGATTTTAAATCAATAGCATCTGATTTTCACGTTACGCTGGTAAGTGATGGGGAGCGCTTGAGTGGGGCACGTCGTAAAGCTTATACTGCATACATCGAAGAAAAACGCCTAACACCCGTTGATTGGGCAGGGTTCTTGCTGAGGACAACTCAAACTCACCAAGAATTCTTGGATGAGGCAGAACAGTTGAAGTTGGGAAATAATGAGTGAGAAAACAGTGACCAGTTTGAATGCAGTTGACCTATTTAGCGGTGGTGGGGGACTAACCATGGGACTAAAAATGGCCGGGTTTGATGTCAAAGCTGCCGTTGAACTGGACGCACATGCCGCCGCTACTTTCCAAGCAAATCATCGTGAGACAAAACTCTTTGTTCAAGATATTCGGTTTGTAAAGGGGAGTGATATCCTAAATCTTATCCCTGAGCAACATTTAGATCTTTTATCTGCGTGCCCGCCATGTCAAGGATTTACTAGTCTCACTGCCAAGTATAAAAGGGAGGACCCTCGTAATTTATTGATTAACGAGATGTTACGGTTGGTTGAAGAAACCAATCCATCAGCAATCATGATGGAAAATGTTCCTGGATTAGCTTCCCGGGGAAATCATCTTCTTTCGCCAGTAATTGAGAGATTGAAAAAACTTGGTTACATAGTTAATTATGGAGTTTTGCAAGTAGCTGACTTTGGTGTACCACAGTTCAGAAAAAGGCTTGTTCTGTTGGCAGGAAAAGGATTTGCCATCCCATTGCCTGATGGATCACACTCTAAGGATGGAAGAGAGAAACCCAAATGGGTAACTGTTAAAGAAGCTATTGGAGATATGCCAAAACCCTTAACTCTTTCACAGGCTAAGAAGCAAGGGAAGTTTCCATTGTCGAGTTGGCATATTGTTAGGGATTTGTCTGAGATCAATATAAAGCGGTTACAAGCGGCTGTTCCAGGGATGTCTTGGGAGTGTATTCCCGAAGAACTCCGTCCAGATTGCCATAAAGGCGACTATAAAGGATTTAGTAATGTTTATGGTCGTATGCTTTGGGATGACGTATCGCCAACGATTACAGGTGGGTGCACAACTTTAAGCCGTGGGCGATATGGACATCCTGAGGATACGCGTACTATTTCTGTTCGAGAAGCTGCTAGACTACAGACTTTTCCTGATAACTATGTGTTTGATACAGCTTTGATGGATAAAGTATGCGTCATAATAGGAAATGCACTTCCATGCAAGTTTGCAGAGTATTTGGCTAACCACTGTAAAAATTATATTAATAAAGCAAGAACAGCTGGATTAATACCATAATTCTATATGTACAAAAAACCCGCTTCGGCGGGTTTTGTTTTTTCCTGGCATTCTGGTTTACAATTCGCACGCCAGCCTGAACAACTGGCACCTGCTGCGCCAGCAGAGACAACCGATGGCGCACGATACCAAATTACACAATTCTGATGATTCTGCCGTCTTTGCCAGCAGGCACGGGCGGCGTTCCCGCACTTTCAAATCTGACTGGTTCCAGCATCCCCCATGCACTGAAGAACAGGCCGAGTGGCTAATTCAGTGCTACCGCAGACACGGATACGAGATTAAGAAAGCCCTCAGCCTCGATTATCGTCACTGGATAATCTACGTCAGACTCCCTTATTCCGAACGCCCACCGCGTCCGTCCCGCACATTCCAGCAACGCATCTGGAGGTAACGTGCGGGTATTACTTCGACCTGTTCTGGTACCGGAACTCGGGCTGGTGATCGTTAAGCCGGGCCGTGAATCCATGCCGGTATTCCACAATACCCGGGTACTGGTGGAGCCGGAACCGAAAAGCATGCGTAATCTGTCGTCCGGGGTCGTTCCTGCCGTTCGCCAGCCGCTGGCGGAGGATAAATCATTACTGCTATTTTTCAGCGACGAACGAGTGATTCGTGCTGCTGGTGGCGCTGGCGCATTGTCTGACTGGTTACTGCGCCATGTTAAATCCTGCCAGTGGCCACACGGCGATTATCACCACAGTGAAACCGTCATTCACCGTTATGGTACCGGCGCAATGGTGTTGTGCTGGCACTGCGACAACCAGCTGCGCGACCAGACCTCCGAATCACTCGGGCAACTTGCTCACCAAAACCTGTCTGCATGGATGATTGACGTCATACTCCATGCAATGAATGGCTCGCAGGAACGGGAATTATCGCTGGCTGAATTATCCTGGTGGGCGGTCCGCAATCAGGTGGCGGACGCGCTACCGGAAGCGGTATTACGTCGTTCGCTGGGGTTGCGTGCGGAAAAAATCCGCTCAATGTACCGTGAAAGCGACATCGTACCGGGAGAGCAGACCGCCACCAGCATACTGAAGCAGCGCACAAAAAATCTTGCGCCGCTGCCTCACGCCCACCAGAAAAACCCGCCACAGGAAGAGACGGTGGTCAGCATTGCCGTTGATCCTGAGTCTCCGGAATCTTTCATGAAACGACCTAAACGTCGCCGCTGGGTTAACGAGAAATACACACGCTGGGTGAAGACACAGCCGTGTGCGTGTTGTGGTAAGCCAGCCGACGATCCCCATCACCTGATTGGTCATGGTCAGGGCGGAATGGGGACAAAATCTCACGATATTTTCACGCTACCGCTGTGTCGGGAGCATCACAACGAGCTTCATGCGGATCCTCTGGCGTTCGAAGAAAAGCATGGTTCTCAGGTTGATTTAATTTTTCGTTTTCTTGATCACGCCTTTGCAACTGGCGTGCTTGGGTAAAAGAGGTGACTGATGCTCATAGATTTGGTTTTACCTTACCCGCCGACGGTGAACACTTACTGGCGACGCCGTGGCAGCACATATTTTATCTCGGAGGAGGGAAAGCGTTATCGCCGGGCTGTGGCGCTTATTGTTCGCCAGCAGCGGCTGAAATTAAGCCTGTCCGGAAGGCTGGCGATAAAGGTGATTGCAGAGCCACCGGATAAGCGTCGTCGCGACCTGGACAATATCCTGAAAGCACCGCTGGATGCGCTGACGCATGCGGGAGTGTTAATGGACGATGAGCAGTTTGATGAAATCAATATCGTTCGTGGTCAGCCAGTATCTGGTGGACGTCTGGGGGTGAAGATTTACCCCATAATGCTTGAAGGGCAGGTCAAAAAATGAAACTGGAAGATTTACCGAAATACTACTCCCCAAAATCCCCTGGCCTGACCGATGCATCGGCCTCAACGTCAAAAGATGCGCTGAGTATCACTGATGTGATGGCCGCGCAGGGCATGACACAGAATCGGGCTGAGATGGGGTTTTCTGCGTTCCTGGGGAAAATGGGCATCAGTATGAATGACAGGGCGCGGGCAACAGAATTACTGGCAGATTATGCACTCAGTCGGTGCGATCGTGTGGCGGCGTTGAGAAAACTTCCGGCAGAAATAAAACCGGTAGTGATGCGCATTATGGCTTCGTATGCGTTTGAAGATTATGCCCGTAGCGCGGCGAGCAAAAAACAGTGCCCCTGCTGTCACGGAAAAAAATTTATTGAAAGCGAGGTTTTTACAAACAAGATCCAGTATCCGGATGGTAAGCCACCAGTGTGGGCAAAGTGCACAAAAGGCGTGTATCCGTCTTACTGGGAAGAATGGAAAAAAGTCAGGGAGGTGGTAAAAGTTGCCTGTCCGGAGTGTGGCGGAAAGGGTGAGGTTTCCACCGCCTGTAAGGATTGCCGTGGGCGTGGTGTCGCCCTTTACCGTGAAGAGTCGGTAAAACGTGGTATGCCTGTTATCAGAGACTGCCAGCGTTGTGGTGGTCGTGGCTATGAAAGACTACCATCAACGGAGGCATTTAATGCTATATGCGAGGTGACAAACCAGATAACACGCGCGTCATGGGAAAAAACAGTTAAGAAATTCTATGATGCGCTGGTGACCCGGTTTGATATTGAAGAAGCATGGGCTGAGCGGCAGTTAAAAAAGGTAACTAGGTAACAAGGTTGATTTTTCCGGAATCTGTGGTAAATTCGTCATAACGATGGGCTTTTTATGCCTGACGTTAGAAGAGTTTCAACAACCCGCCGCCGAGTGGGTTTTTTATTGTGGAATTAATTACGGACCGTTATTATTCTGCTCCCGGCCCTTTAGCTCAGTGGTGAGAGCGAGCGACTCATAATCGCCAGGTCGCTGGTTCAAATCCAGCAAGGGCCACCATCACAAACCGCCATTAGCTTATCAGGAAGAGCAGACGACACGATAACAGGGTTGTTGGTGCGGGGGCGGGTCCCCGATGGCGGTCCATTATCGGTATTCAGCGTTGTTAGCTCAGCCGGACAGAGCAATTGCCTTCTAAGCAATCGGTCACTGGTTCGAATCCAGTACAGCGCGCCATATTCATTCTTCCAGATTCCTTCCGGCAGAGCCTTATACTGAAATATACCTGGCTCAGGATATTGTTGAAAATATTATATGTTTGTCAAAAATAAAAGTTCTGTTAAGTGTTGATTGAGTGTTTGTTATACGGTCTAATGGTTTTTTCAGCATTAAATATTTATCATTCATATGGTGTGGGTAGAGTGAATATTGATGAGGCGTCGGGGTGTTTCATCCTTAGGCAGCGTATTGATATAGTCAATGCAGCACGAGCAAAGGCCTTCAGCCGTTTGACAGTTTTGTTCTGTACTCCTGATCGTCTTTCGGGAAGAGACGTTATTATTCTGAATAGTGATGCTATACAGAGGGTTTGCGATGAGTTCATGGTGGCTAATTCAGAATTATTTGCTCTTGTTCAGGAGTACAACAGAATAGCCAGGACCTGTGGTATGGATGAACTTCGGATTACTCATCTGGGGTAGATACATATCTGGATTATCACCGGTTACGGTAAAAAGTGATTGCTTACTGTTTTTGTGAATGGCATTGCAGCAGCCGGATAATGTCAGTGCTGGCTGACGGTGTGCTGGTGGCGGGTGTGGTGGTTGTTGCTTTCCCGTTGCTGAAAAAGAAAACGCCAGACTGTTAGCCGGGTATCAGTTAGCGGGAGAAATTTTTAAATACTTCACAATTCAGGCGGTTGATTGTTGTCTGGTTTGCGGGGAGTTTGTTAAAAGAAACTGGCATGGTGAATCCCCCTGTGCGGAGGGGCAATCAGCGAGTAGGTATATGGGATAATCGCGGATTCAGGTGCTGGTACTGAATTCACCGGGAGGCACCCGGCACCATGCAATGGCACATAGCGCCACTCTCCAGCCCCTCTCCGGAGGGGCTGTTTATATTGATTTTGTCAGATGTGAGTAAACTCCTTATGGACTTTGTTGTTTTAGTCCATAAGGACATATTTGCAGAGTGCAACGGTTATTAAAGCATTCATTCAATACGTTATCTGTATTTGTAGGGCATTCCTGGCTGTTTTTGATTAAATTCCAGAATGTTTTATTGAATGGTACTACGTTGTAAATGGTTACAGGTAGCACTTTGTTATTGAGCATGATGCCTGTGTGAGTCAGTGTAAATATACTTTCAGGAGGTAAGAAAGCATCCGATTGATACCAGATTATTAATTTTATTTTACTCCATATGACTGAAAAAGATATTCCGCATGATGGCTGGATAACTGTATCAATCACAATCCACTTCATTTAGTTTCCTTGTTTATGCCTTGCTGGTGATGTTCTGAAAAGTATAAATGATATTTTTGATTGTAAACCATAGAGCAGAATTATTTTTCTGATGTTGTTTATTGTTTATTTAAATGCAGGGTGGTTTATATCTCGTCTTGTAGTTTATCCATGCATATCTGCTTGATGATGAGGTTTTTATTTAAGGTATGGTTTTGTGTTTTTTCTGTATTACATGTCAGGTATTTTAAAGAATCATTTTTCAGATGGTGGAAAGAACCATGGCATTTAAACACTATGATGTTGTCAGGGCGGCGTCGCCGTCAGATCTTGCGGAAAAGCTGACACATAAACTGAAAGAGGGCTGGCAGCCGTTTGGTAGTCCGGTGGCCATAACCCCTTATACCCTGATGCAGGCGATTGCAGCAGAAGGTGATGTGGTCGTCAGTGGTGCAACTGAGCCGGAGTGGTACTACGTCATCGTACTGGCCGGGCAATCCAATGCCATGGCTTACGGTGAAGGGCTTCCGCTTCCGGATTCATACGATGCGCCCCATCCGCGCATTAAGCAACTGGCCCGTCGTAACACAGTGACTCCCGGTGGTGAAGTATGCGTATTTAACGACATCATTCCTGCTGACCATTGTCTGCATGATGTTCAGGATATGAGTACGATTAACCATCCCCGGGCTGACCTGAGCAAAGGGCAGTACGGCTGTGTCGGACAGGGCTTACATATTGCCAAAAAACTGCTTCCGTATATCCCTAATAATGCGGGGATCCTGCTGGTACCATGCTGTCGTGGTGGTTCGGCATTCACCCAGGGCACGGAGGGGACATTCAGCGAGTCCACGGGAGCCAGTCAGGATTCGGCTCGCTGGGGAGTGGGTAAGCCGTTATATCAGGATCTGCTTTTCCGCACGAAGGCAGCATTGCAGAAAAACCCGAAAAACGTTTTGCTGGCGATATGCTGGATGCAGGGGGAATTCGATATGACGAATGCCAGTTACGCCCAGCAGCCAGCAGCATTTCTTGCAATGGTACAGCAGTTCCGTGCTGACCTTGCCGGGCTGGCAGCGCAGTGTCACGGTGGAAGTCCGGCATCAGTCCCCTGGATTTGTGGCGACACGACATACGCGTGGAAACAAGAACACGGTACGCAATATGAAGTGGTATATGGTGCATATAAAGGTAAAGAATCCCAGCAGATTTATTTTGTTCCCTTTATGACCGATGGTAGCGGAGTTAATACACCGACAAACAACCCGTCAGAAGATCCTGATATTGCCGGGTCTGGTTATTACGGTTCGGCATCCCGAACGAACAAAAACTGGGTATCATCAAATCGCCCGACGCATTTCAGCTCATGGGCGCGTCGTGGCATTATTCCCGATCGTATGGCAACTGCTATTCTGAACGTAGCCGGTCGCACCTTAGCCTTCATTAGTGGTAAGGCACCGGAAATCAAACCCTCGCCCGGCGGCGACACGCCATCGGGGCCGTCTGAAGATGCATCCGTACGCACAATCTCCCTGTTGCCGACAGCCGGAGATGCTGCTGCGCAGGGCTGGAGCATTAAGAATGGCGGAATTCAGTTGTCAGATGGTGTATTTAAGATCACCAAGCAGAGCAATAAAGCCTGGTCCCTGACGCGCCCGGTGGATGACGCAGTCTCCCTGCTGACACGGGGTGGCAGACTGAGCTGTAAGTTTCGACTGTCAGGCGCACTGACCAACAACCAGTTCGGTCTGGGAATTTATCTGTATACCGATGTAGCGTTACCTGACGTCGTGGCGATGACCGGGACTGGTAACCCGTTCCTGATGTCGTTCTTCACCCAGACCACAGACGGCAAACTGAATCTGATGCATCACAAGAAAGCCGGAAACACAAAGTTGGGCGAGTTCGGGAATTACAGTAACGACTGGCAGACGCTGGAGCTGGTGTTCACCGCCGGCAGTGCCACGGTTACTCCGAAACTGAATGGAGTGGCTGGCCCGGCATTCCAGGTCATAAAAGACAGTCTGACACTGGGGCTGAATGCGCTGACGCTGACGGATATTACCAAAAATGCAGCGTATGGCGTTGAGATAGAAAGTCTGGTGCTGGAGATAAATGCACCGGCATCATCATAAAAAGTGAGCCAGTCAAATGGAAGGTATCGTTAAACTCACCGGTAGTGTCAGTGGGTCGTCTGAGATGCCTGCATGAGTTATCAGAGCCATCAGTACTTAACTGGTGGCTTTTTTTATTGTTGTCAGCTTCCGGATAACGGGAGACGGGGTATGTACCAGATGGAAAAAATCACAACAGGTGTGTCATACACCACGTCAGCGGTGGGAACGGGCTACTGGTTCCTGCAGTTGCTGGACAGGGTTTCCCCGTCTCAGTGGGCGGCAATAGGCGTGCTGGGGAGTCTGCTGTTTGGGCTGCTGACATATCTGACTAACCTGTATTTCAAAATCAGAGAGGACCGTCGTAAGGCTGCACGGGGAGAGTAATTCAATGACTCAAAACTATAAACTGATTGTGAAAGGGATCCGCAATTTTGAGAATAAAGTTACGGTAACTTTAGCGTTACGGGACAAAAAACGCTTTGACGGTGAAATTTTTGACCTGGACATCTCGCTGGACCGTGTTGAAGGTGCCGCGCTGGAGTTTTATGAGGCAGCAGCCAGAAGGAGCATCAGACAGGTCTTCCTGGATGTTGCTGCCGGGTTATGTGAAGGGGATGAGCAGTCGCCGGAAAAGCGCCCCGTAATTTTAGAGGCGCAGAATGTATGGATAACCTACAAAGGAAAGCTACCGGGAAGAATTACTGGTTCTCTGAAGACTCCTCCGGAATCACAACCTTAAGTCACTGACCGGAACAGATAAACCTGTCCGTGGGCAGAAACCGATAAATCCTGATAAATATCCATGAACGCAAAAATCAGATACGGCCTGTCGGCTGCCGTTCTGGCGCTGATTGCCGCTGGTGCGCCTGCGCCTGACATTCTCGACCAGTTTCTGGATGAAAAGGAAGGTAACCACACCACGGCATACCGTGATGGCGCGGGTATCTGGACCATCTGCCGCGGTGCCATCCTGGTGGATGGCAAACCTGTCGTTCCGGGCATGAAGTTGTCGAAGGAAAAATGCGACCGGGTTAACGCCATTGAGCGTGATAAGGCGCTGGCATGGGTGGAGAAAAACATCAGAGTGCCATTGAGTGAACCCCAGAAAGCGGGGATCGCGTCATTCTGTCCGTACAACATTGGCCCCGGTAAGTGTTTTCCGTCGACGTTTTATAAACGAATTAATGCAGGTGATCGCAGGGGAGCGTGTGAGGCGATTCGCTGGTGGATTAAGGACGGTGGCAGAGACTGCCGTATTCGTTCAAACAACTGCTACGGTCAGGTATCCCGTCGTGACCAGGAGAGCGCGCTGGCGTGCTGGGGTATCGACAGATAAGCAGAATATTTTGCTGAAAAATAAGGCATGGCCACGCGGGCGGATAACATGAAATCCTGCGAAGTGGCGAAACGTAAGTGAATAAAAGTAAAAACCCCGTTTGTTGGCACCAAGCGGGGTTTTGTGTTTCCTGACTCCGGAAAAGTCAAAGGAGAAAGTGTGTTTGATTTTAGCAAACTGATTCGGGAGATTCGAGTGATGGCTGAAAAATTATCCACCTGGAAGTTCATTCTTATCTGGCTGGTGTTTGTGATTATGGCCTCCGGTTATTTCATCGGTCAGATACGCTGGTGGTGAAATGAACCGCGTACTGTGCGTGGTCATCATTGCCCTGCTGGTGGCCTGTGGTGCGCTTAGTCTGGGGCTGAATCATTACCGTGATAACGCCATTACCTACAAAGCCCAGCGCGACAAAAATGTCAGAGAACTGAAGCTGGCGAACGCGGCAATTACTGACATGCAGATGCGTCAGCGTGATGTTGCTGCGCTCGATGCAAAATACACGAAGGAGTTAGCTGATGCGAAAGCTGAAAATGATGCTCTGCGTGATGATGTTGCCGCTGGTCGTCGTCGGTTGCACATCAAAGCAGTCTGTCAGTCAGTGCGTGAAGCCACCACCGCCTCCGGCGTGGATAATGCAGCCTCCCCCCGACTGGCAGACACCGCTGAACGGGATTATTTCACCCTCAGAGCGCGACTGATAATAATGCAAAAACAACTTGAAGGGGCACAGCTATACATTCGAGAGCAATGCCTCAGATAAAAACCGGCCAAGGATAATCCGCTGAAGATTCGCCGGTGGCTAAAGTGTGCCAAGAGTTCAATTTACGCAATTACTCCTGTCGATGCTATGCACCGTCTTTGTGAAGTCAATGGATACCTGATTTATTTCTGTGCGCTGTATCGTCGCTGTACTCTTGCATTAATTATGACTGTAGCCTGACGGGGAACTCCTTCTGCACAAGTGTGGGGGAATAATCAAAAACGATGCACACCGGGGTTACCGGGTACACATATTTCATCATGCCAGCGAGTCCGGTTCTGGTACGGAAGAAACCGGACGTTATGATTTAGTGCGGAAATATTTGTGTAGTGTTCTGAATGTTCTCAGTAAAGAGTAATGAATTATCAAAGGTATAGTAATATCTTTTGTTTTCGTGGATATTTGTAATCCATCTGAAAACCCCTGCTGTAGCAAGATTTTTCCTGTATTCGTAAAATGATAACTCTCCTGATTTGAATCCTTTTAAGGTGGCTTCTATAAGGCATTTATTTTTTGAAAATCTTACATTTACAACCTTACCCTGTCCTTTTATTAAAACCGTATTATCGTTTTCAAGAACAAGATGAATATTCTCTGTGGCTAAATAGTAAATGTAATGTGAGACATTGTGACGTTTTAGTTCAGAATAAAACCAGTGATAGTTTAAATTATTTCGCACTTTATCGAATATTTGTTTAAAAATGGCAACCTGAGCCATTGTAGTACCTTCCATGTGATATGAGGGGGCGTAGTCTGCACGATTATCTAAATTGCTTCAATCTGGTCTGACCTGTTTTCTGAGCAATTCAGTAATGTCACTCTTTTCTTTGTTTGCTTCAGGCGAAACTCTTTTTTCTGAGCACAGTCTCCGGCGGCAGGCTTCAATGACCCAGGCTGAGAAATTCCCGGACCCTTTTTGAACAAGAGCGATGTTAATTTGTTCAATCATTTGGTTAGGAAAGCGGATGTTGCGGGTTGTTGTTCTGCGGGTTCTGTTCTTCGTTGACATGAGGTTGCCCTGTATTCAGTGTCGCTGATTTGTATTGTCTGAAGTTGTTTTTACGTTAGGTTGATGCAGATCAATTAATACGATACCTGCGTCATAATTGATTATTTGACGTGGTTTGATGGCCTCCACGCACGTTGTGATATGTAGATGATAATCATTATCGCTTTACGGGTCCTTTCCGGTGATCCGACAGGTTACGGGGCGGCGACCTCGCGGTTTTTCACTATTTATGAAAATTTTTCAGGGAAAATCGTGTCGGTACTTCTCGAATATAACTTTTTGTTTTTTTTTAATATTACATCCGTAAAGGTCCGACATGAAAGTGTCCGAAAATGCCTTTTTCTGGCGTTTTCATGTCGGGCCTTGTATTTGATAATGGGTTGTTTTCATGAAGGTTAATAAAAAGAGGCTTGCCGAAATTTTCAACGTGGACCCGCGGACGATTGAACGCTGGCAGTCTCAGGGACTCCCTTGCGCCTCCAAAGGTAGTAAGGGCATTGAATCTGTATTTGATACTGCCATGGCAATTCAGTGGTATGCGCAGAGGGAAACTGATATCGAAAACGAAAAGCTCCGCAAAGAACTGGACGATTTGCGTGCGGCAGCGGAGTCAGATTTACAACCCGGCACCATTGACTATGAACGCTACCGGCTCACAAAAGCGCAGGCAGATGCGCAGGAACTGAAAAATGCCCGTGAAGACGGAGTAGTGCTGGAAACTGAACTGTTTACCTTCATTCTGCAACGTGTGGCACAGGAGATTTCGGGGATACTTGTGCGTGTGCCGTTGACATTACAGCGTAAATATCCGGACATTTCACCATCACACCTTGATGTGGTGAAAACTGAAATCGCGAAAGCCTCCAATGTTGCAGCTAAGGCCGGTGAAAACGTGGGCGGGTGGATCGATGATTTCAGACGCGCAGAAGGCAGCTAATGCAGCCGGTGCGATAGCTACAGGGCTTTTATCTCTCATTATTCCTGTTCCACTGACGACAGTTCAGTGGGCCAATAAACATTATTACCTTCCTAAAGAGTCGTCTTATACCCCCGGGCGGTGGGAAACACTGCCGTTTCAGGTTGGCATCATGAACTGTATGGGCAACGATCTGATTCGCACGGTTAACCTGATTAAATCTGCCCGTGTTGGTTATACAAAGATGTTGCTGGGAGTGGAGGCTTATTTTATTGAGCATAAATCACGCAACAGCCTTCTTTTTCAGCCCACGGACTCAGCTGCTGAAGATTTTATGAAATCTCATGTTGAGCCAACGATAAGGGATGTTCCTGCATTGCTGGAGCTGGCTCCATGGTTCGGAAGAAAACACCGCGATAATACGCTCACCCTGAAGCGTTTTTCCTCCGGTGTGGGGTTCTGGTGTCTGGGTGGTGCGGCAGCAAAAAACTACCGTGAAAAATCCGTGGATGTGGTCTGTTATGACGAGCTTTCCTCGTTCGAACCGGATGTTGAAAAAGAGGGTTCGCCAACCCTGCTGGGGGATAAACGTATTGAGGGCTCTGTATGGCCAAAATCCATTCGCGGCTCGACGCCTAAAATCAAAGGCTCCTGCCAGATCGAAAAAGCCGCTAACGAGTCGGCACACTTCATGCGTTTTTATGTGCCCTGTCCGCACTGTGGGGAGGAGCAGTATCTGAAATTTGGCGATGATGCCTCGCCTTTCGGTCTTAAGTGGGAGAAGAATAAACCAGAAAGTGTTTTCTACCTTTGTGAGCATCATGGCTGTGTGATCCATCAGTCTGAGCTTGACCAGAGTAACGGGCGGTGGATCTGTGAAAACACGGGCATGTGGACCCGTGACGGCCTGATGTTTTTCAGCGCCCGGTGTGATGAAATTCCGCCGCCGCGTTCCATCACTTTCCATATCTGGACGGCGTACAGTCCGTTCACCACCTGGGTACAGATTGTCTATGACTGGCTGGATGCACTGAAAGATCCCAACGGCCTGAAAACCTTTGTGAACACCACGCTGGGCGAGACCTGGGAAGAGGCCGTGGGCGAAAAACTCGATCACCAGGTACTGATGGATAAGGTTGTGCGTTACACGGCGGCGGTGCCTGCCCGGGTGGTTTATCTGACGGCGGGCATTGACTCGCAGCGAAACCGTTTCGAGATGTATGTCTGGGGATGGGCTCCGGGAGAGGAAGCCTTTCTGGTGGATAAAATCATCATTATGGGGCGTCCCGATGAGGAAGAGACGCTGTTACGTTTGGATGCGGCGATCAACAAAAAATACCGCCATGCAGACGGAACCGAAATGACTATTTCCCGTGTCTGCTGGGACATCGGGGGGATCGATGGCGAAATCGTTTATCAGAGGTCAAAAAAACACGGTGTTTTCCGGGTGCTGCCGGTAAAAGGCGCATCTGTCTATGGCAAGCCGGTGATCACCATGCCAAAAACCCGCAATCAGCGGGGCGTGTATCTGTGTGAAGTGGGGACGGACACCGCAAAAGAAATTCTCTATGCCCGTATGAAAGCCGATCCCACGCCTGTGGATGAAGCCACGTCGTATGCCATCCGTTTTCCTGATGATCCGGAGATTTTTTCGCAGACAGAGGCGCAGCAACTGGTCGCGGAAGAGCTTGTGGAGAAGTGGGAAAAAGGAAAGATGCGTCTGCTGTGGGATAACAAAAAGCGGCGTAACGAAGCGCTGGACTGCCTGGTGTATGCCTACGCGGCATTACGTGTGTCCGTGCAACGCTGGCAGCTTGATCTGGCTGTACTGGCAAAATCCCGGGAAGAAGAGACGACCCGGCCAACCCTTAAAGAACTGGCAGCGAAGCTGTCCGGAGGAGTGAATGGTTACAGTCGCTGAACTGCAGGCGCTGCGTCAGGCGCGCCTTGATTTATTAACCGGTAAACGGGTGGTGTCTGTCCAGAAAGATGGTCGCAGAATTGAATATACGGCGGCTTCTCTGGATGAGCTTAACCGGGCGATCAATGATGCGGAGTCGGTACTGGGGACAACCCGGCGTCGCCGTCGTCCGCTGGGAGTGAGGTTATGAAACGAACGCCTGTCCTGATTGATGTGAACGGCGTTCCGCTTCGTGATAGTCTCAGCTACAACGGGGGCGGTGCAGGATTTGGCGGGCAAATGGCTGAGTGGTTGCCACCGGCGCAGAGTGCCGATGCGGCCCTGCTGCCCGCGTTGCGTCTGGGGAATGCCCGGGCAGATGATCTGGTGCGCAATAACGGAATAGCGGCTAATGCGGTGGCTCTGCATAAGGATCACATTGTCGGGCATATGTTTCTGATCAGCTACCGTCCGAACTGGCGCTGGCTGGGGATGCGGGAGACCGCAGCAAAAAGCTTTGTCGATGAGGTGGAGGCGGCCTGGTCGGAATACGCCGAAGGGATGTTTGGCGAGATCGACGTGGAAGGAAAACGCACCTTCACGGAATTTATCCGTGAAGGTGTGGGCGTTCATGCGTTTAACGGCGAAATCTTTGTGCAGCCGGTCTGGGATACGGAAACCACGCAGTTATTCCGTACGCGTTTTAAAGCCGTGAGTCCGAAACGGGTGGACACGCCTGGACACGGTATGGGGAACCGTTTTCTGCGGGCCGGTGTGGAGGTCGATCGATATGGCCGTGCCGTCGCGTACCATATCTGTGAGGATGATTTTCCGTTCTCTGGTAGTGGACGATGGGAACGGATCCCGCGTGAACTTCCCACCGGGCGTCCGGCCATGCTGCATATTTTCGAGCCGGTGGAGGACGGGCAGACCCGTGGGGCTAATCAGTTTTACAGCGTCATGGAACGGCTGAAGATGCTCGATTCCCTGCAGGCAACACAGCTTCAGTCGGCCATAGTGAAGGCGATGTATGCAGCGACGATTGAAAGTGAACTTGATACCGAAAAGGCCTTTGAATATATCGCCGGCGCGCCACAGGAGCAGAAGGATAATCCGCTTATTAATATTCTGGAGAAGTTCTCCAGCTGGTATGACACGAATAACGTGACACTGGGCGGTGTCAAAATTCCGCACCTTTTCCCTGGTGATGCTCTGAAACTACAGACTGCGCAGGATTCAGACAATGGATTTTCTGCGCTTGAACAGGCGCTGCTGCGGTATATCGCCGCCGGTCTTGGCGTTTCCTACGAACAGTTGTCCCGTGATTACTCGAAGGTCAGTTACTCAAGTGCCCGCGCCTCCGCCAATGAGTCGTGGCGCTATTTTATGGGGCGGCGAAAATTTATTGCGGCCCGGCTGGCCACGCAGATGTTTTCCTGCTGGCTGGAAGAGGCACTTCTTCGGGGGATTATTCGTCCGCCACGGGCACGTTTTGATTTTTATCAGGCGCGATCAGCCTGGTCACGGGCAGAGTGGATTGGTGCCGGAAGAATGGCCATTGACGGGCTCAAGGAAGTCCAGGAATCAGTGATGCGCATTGAGGCCGGACTGAGCACGTATGAGAAAGAGCTGGCGCTGATGGGCGAGGATTATCAGGACATTTTCCGCCAGCAGGTCAGGGAATCTGCTGAGCGGCAAAAAGCCGGACTCTCACGTCCGGTGTGGATAGCGCAGGCGTATCAGCAGCAGATAGCGGAGAGTCGCAGGCCGGAAGAGGAGACAACACCACGTGAGACGTAATCTTTCACACATTATTGCCGCAGCATTCAATGAACCGCTGCTTCTGGAGCCCGCCTATGCGCGGGTTTTCTTTTGCGCGCTCGGGCGCGAGATGGGGGCAGCAAGTCTTTCGGTACCACAACAGCAGGTACAGCTTGATGCTCCCGGAATGCTGGCTGAAACGGACGAGTATATGGCCGGAGGTAAACGACCGGCCCGTGTTTACCGGGTGGTGAACGGTATTGCTGTACTGCCGGTGACCGGCACGCTGGTGCACCGGCTGGGTGGTATGCGGCCATTTTCCGGAATGACAGGCTATGACGGCATTGTCGCCTGTCTTCAGCAGGCAATGGCGGATAGCCAGGTGCGGGGCGTACTGCTGGACATTGACAGTCCGGGCGGGCAGGCCGCCGGCGCGTTTGACTGCGCTGACATGATTTACCGCCTCCGTCAGCAGAAGCCGGTCTGGGCACTGTGCAATGACACGGCCTGTTCTGCAGCCATGCTGCTGGCGTCTGCCTGCTCCCGACGGCTGGTTACCCAGACATCCCGTATCGGCTCCATTGGCGTGATGATGAGCCATGTCAGCTATGCCGGTCATCTGGCGCAGGCCGGTGTGGATATCACGCTGATTTACTCAGGGGCGCACAAGGTGGATGGCAATCAGTTTGAAGCGTTGCCGGCAGAGGTTCGCCAGGACATGCAGCAGCGGATTGATGCGGCGCGCCGGATGTTTGCCGAAAAAGTGGCGATGTTTACCGGTCTGTCTGTTGATGCAGTCACGGGAACAGAGGCCGCCGTTTTTGAAGGTCAGTCCGGCATTGAGGCCGGGCTGGCGGATGAATTAATCAATGCGTCGGATGCCATCAGTGTGATGGCCACGGCGCTGAACAGTAATGTCAGAGGAGGCACTATGCCGCAATTAACTGCAACGGAAGCCGCCGTGCAGGAGAACCAGCGAGTGATGGGGATCCTGACATGCCAGGAAGCGAAAGGACGTGAACAGCTTGCCACGATGCTGGCAGGGCAACAGGGCATGAGCGTTGAACAGGCCCGGGCGATTCTGGCCGTGGCGGCACCGCAGCAGCCGGTGGCATCCGCGCAGAGTGAAGCCGATCGCATTATGGCGTGTGAAGAAGCGAACGGTCGTGAACAACTGGCGGCAACGCTGGCGGCGATGCCGGAGATGACGGTGGAAAAAGCCCGCCCGATCCTGGCGGCTGCACCACTGGCGGATGCCGGGCCCTCACTTCGTGATCAGATCATGGCCCTGGATGAGGCAAAAGGGGCAGAAGCGCAGGCTGAAAAACTGGCGGCCTGCCCGGGAATGACCGTGGAGAACGCCCGGGCTGTGCTGGCTGCGGGATCAGGTAAGGCCGAACCGGTCTCTGCATCCACAACCGCCCTGTTTGAACATTTCATGGCGAATCATTCACCGGCAGCGGTGCGGGGTGGCGTGTCACAGACGTCAGCAGACGGTGATGCGGACGTGAAAATGCTCATGGCCATGCCATGAAGTCAGTGCTGACCATCAATATGAGGTTTTAACAAAATGGTGACGAAAACCATCACTGAACAGCGTGCGGAAGTACGTATTTTTGCCGGTAATGATCCGGCTCATACCGCCACAGGCAGCAGCGGGATTTCTTCTGCAACACCGGCTCTGACGCCCCTGATGCTGGATGAAGCCACCGGGAAACTGGTGGTCTGGGATGGACAGAAAGCCGGTAGTGCGGTTGGCATACTGGTACTGCCGCTTGAAGGCACAGAGACGGTGCTGACCTATTACAAGTCGGGGACCTTTGCGACGGAGGCAATCCGCTGGCCTGACAGTGTGGATGAACACAAAAAGGCAAATGCCTTTGCCGGCACAGCCCTGAGTCACGCGGCTCTGCCGTAACACGTTATCAGGCCACCATGGTGGCCTGACTGATTTCTGAATGAAAGGAACTGATTTATGGGATTGTTTACGACCCGCCAGTTACTCGGTTATACCGAACAAAAAGTTAAATTCCGTGCGCTATTTCTGGAGCTGTTTTTCCGCCGTACGGTGAATTTCCACACCGAAGAGGTGATGCTGGACAAAATTACCGGAAAAACGCCGGTGGCGGCCTATGTCTCCCCGATCGTTGAAGGAAAAGTGCTGCGCCATCGTGGTGGTGAAACCCGCGTGTTGCGTCCGGGCTACGTCAAGCCGAAACACGAATTTAATTACCAGCAGGCGGTTGAGCGCCTTCCCGGTGAAGATCCGGCTCAGCTGAACGACCCGGCCTACCGTCGTCTGCGTATCATTACCGATAACCTCAAACAGGAAGAGCACGCTATTGTCCAGGTGGAAGAAATGCAGGCGGTGAATGCCGTGCTGTATGGCAAATACACCATGGAAGGGGAACAGTTTGACACGGTCGAGGTGGATTTCGGACGCTCTGAAGGAAATAACATTGAGCAGGCCGACGGTAAAAAATGGTCTGAGCAGGACCGTGATACGTTTGATCCGACGCATGATATTGACCTTTACTGCGATCAGGCCAGCGGTCTTGTGAATATTGCCATTATGGACGGTACGGTCTGGCGTCTGCTGAATGGCTTTAAGCTGTTCCGCGAAAAACTGGATACCCGTCGCGGCTCAAATTCACAACTCGAAACGGCAGTGAAAGACCTGGGGGCGGTGGTGTCTTTCAAAGGGTATTACGGTGATCTGGCCATTGTGGTGGCGAAAACGTCTTATGTGGCAGACGACGGTACCGAAAAACGTTATCTGCCGGAGGGCACACTGGTCCTGGGGAATACGGCAGCAGAGGGCATTCGTTGCTATGGTGCCATTCAGGATGCGCAGGCGTTGTCCGAAGGTGTGGTGGCCTCTTCCCGTTATCCGAAACACTGGCTGACTGTGGGCGATCCGGCCCGTGAATTCACCATGACGCAGTCCGCACCGCTGATGGTGCTGCCGGATCCGGATGAGTTTGTGGTGGTGCAGGTGAAATAATCCGTGAGCGGGGGCGAAATGCCCCCGTGTCTTTTTTCACAGGAGGCTGAGATGGCAACAAAAGAAGAAAATCTGAATCGTCTTCGTCAACTGGCTGGCCTGCTGGGGCGCGAGGCGGATATGTCGGGGAGTGCTGCGGATATTGCTCAACGTGTGTCTGAGTGGGAAGAGGAGCTTGCTGTTTCCCCGGAGGGCATTATGCACTCTGATGAGAGCGGGGCTGATCAAAATCACACAGACGATGGTGAGCAGTTGAACAACACGGATGCTCCGGATGATGTTAAAGCCGTCCGGGTACGGAAGTGCCTGCAAGTAATGGGGTATTGCCCGGAGACAGGTCGTCCCGTTGAGCTGGCGTTACGGGGTATGCGTGTTCTGGTGCCATCATCACTGGCAACGGCCATGATACAGCACGGAACGGCTGAATATGCGTGATTTTCAGAATGCCTTTGATGCTGCCCTTGCCGGGGTGGACAGTACGATCGTTGAAGTGATGGGGATCCGTGCGCAGTTCACCTCCGGAGCACAACGTGGCGGCGAAGTTCAGGGGGTTTTTGACGATCCGGAGTCGCTGGGTTTTGCCGGTGGCGGGGTCCGTATTGAAGGAAGCAGCCCGTCATTATTTGTGCGGACGGATACGGTGCGTGCCGTGCGGCGTGGTGACACGCTGACCATTAACGGCGAGATGTTCTGGGTGGATCGTGTTTCTCCGGATGACGGGGGAAGCTGTTATCTCTGGCTCAACCGTGGGCAACCACCCGCTGTTAACCGGCGACGATAAACGCAGGGTGAAATTATGGCGATAAAAGGGCTTGATCAGGCGATTGATAATCTGAGCCGGGTTCGTAAAAACGCCATTCCGGCTGCTTCTGCAATGACCATTAACCGCGTGGCCACAACGGCGATTAATCAGTCTTCGTCACAGGTTGCCCGGGAAACCAGGGTGAGACGGAAACTGGTAAAGGAACGGTCCAGACTGAAACGGGCGACGGTCAGAAATCCGAATGCCAGAATTATCGTTAACCGCGGTGATCTCCCTGTGATTAAGCTGGGGATCAGAATGCTGGGGCGTCGTCCGAACAGCATACTCAAAGCCGGTCAGCATCGTTATCAGCGGGCATTTATCCAGCGATTAAATAATGGGCGCTGGCATGTTATGCAACGTCTTCCCCAGGCCAGATATGAGGAGGGCAATGACGACAAGGGAAGGAAAAAGCGTAATCGCCTTCCCATTCAGGTGGTGAAAATCCCGATGGCGGCCCCACTGAAACAGGCATTTGATGAGAATGTTGACCGTATCCGGCGTGAACGCCTGCCCGGAGAACTGGCATCCGCGCTGAAACAACAACTGAGGATTGCGATAAAACGATGAAACACACTGATATCCGTGCTGCAGTGCTGGATGCACTCGAGCAGCATGAACACGGGGCGACGCTGTTTGATGGTCGCCCCGTTGTTTTTGACGAAGAGGATTTTCCTGCGATCGCGGTTTATCTGACGGATGCAGAGTATACCGGTGAAGAGCTGGATGCAGATACCTGGCGGGCCACACTGCATATTGAGGTGTTTTTACCGGCACAGGTACCGGATTCAGAGCTTGATCAGTGGATGGAAAGCCGGATTTATCCGGCGATGACTGCGATCCCGGCACTGGCAGGACTGATTACCACGATGGTTACGCAGGGCTATGAGTATCGTCGTGATGACGATATGGCGTTATGGAGCTCTGCGGATCTGACTTATTCCATTACATACGAGATGTGAGGACGATATGGCAACACCAAATCCCCTGGAGCCAGTAAAAGGTGCCGGTACCACTCTGTGGGTTTACAACGGCAAGGGTGATGCTTATGCAAACCCGTTGTCAGACGCTGACTGGCAGCGACTGGCTAAGGTGAAGGATCTGACGCCGGGCGAGATGACGGCAGAATCCTACGATGATAACTACCTGGATGATGAAGACGCAGACTGGACCGCGACCGGGCAGGGGCAGAAATCTGCAGGTGATACCAGTTTTACGCTGGCCTGGAAACCGGGAGAGGAAGGTCAGAAAGGGCTTATAGGCTGGTTTGAAAGCGGCGATGTCCGGGCCTATAAAATCCGTTTTCCGAATGGCACGGTGGATGTGTTTCGTGGCTGGGTCAGCAGTATCGGTAAGGCCGTGACGGCGAAAGAAGTGATCACCCGCACGGTGAAAGTCACTAACGTGGGTAAACCTTCTGTAGCGGAAGAACGCAGCAAAATTACGCCGGTCAGTGCGATTAAGGTGACGCCGACATCCGGTACGGTGGCAAAAGGGAAAACAACCACCCTGACGGTTTCTTTTGAGCCGGAAAGTGCAACCGACAAGACGTTCAGAGCGGTTTCCGCCGATCCGTCGAAAGCCACCATTAGTGTGAAAGATATGACAATTACGGTAAACGGCATGGCGACAGGTAAGGTGCAGATCCCTGTGGTGAGCGGAAATGGTCAGTTCGCCGCAGTGGCTGAAGTCACCGTTACTGAAGCGGGCGCTGCAGGGTAAACGGAGGTAATACATGTTTCTGAAAACAGAACAATTTGAATATAACGGTGTGTCTGTCACGCTTTCCGAATTGTCTGCGCTGCAGCGTATCGAGCATCTTGCCCTCCTGAAACGGCGTGCAGAACAGGCAGAATCCAGCGGCAACCTGCAGGTAAGCGTGGAAGATCTCGTCAGAACCGGCGCGTTTCTGGTGGCGATGTCCCTGTGGCATAACCATCCGCAGAAAACGGGGTCACCGTCAATGAATGAGGCCGTGATGAAGATAGAGCAGGAAGTGCTCACCACCTGGCCTGCCGATGCCATTGCCCGGGCGGAAGACGTGGTGTTGTGCCTGTCCGGGATGATCGAAGCTGTTCGTCCGGATACTGATATTACTGAAGTGGCGAAAAATAACACGCTGACTGATGATGATTTTTCTGCGGGAAAGTCTTCGACGGCGAGCTGAACTTTGCCCTCAGACTGGCGCGTGAGATGGGGAGACCCGACTGGCGCGCCATGCTTGCCGGGATGACATCCACCGAATATGCCGACTGGCACCGTTTTTACCGCACGCATTATTTTCAGGATACCCAGCTGGATATGCATTTTTCCGGGCTGACGTACGCTGTACTCAGCCTGTTTTTTTGCGATCCGGATATGCATCCCTCTGATTTCAGTCTGCTTGTCCCCCGGCATGAGGAAGAGCAGGTGGAGAGGCCGGATGAGGACAAAATGCTGATGCAGAAAGCGGCAGGACTTGCCGGAGGCGTCCGGTTCGGTGGGGACGGAGGGCGCGATATTTTATCGTCTGCGGATGTGGCGGATGTCATGGTGGATGATGCCGCATTAATGATGGCTTCAGCGGGGATTCCGGGAGGTGTGAGATATGTCCCAGCCGGTTGGTGATCTTGTTATTGACCTTAGTCTGGATGCTGTCCGTTTCGATGAGCAGATGAGCCGGGTAAGGCGTCATTTTTCAGGTCTGGATACCGACGCCAGAAAAACCGCCAGTGCTGTTGAACAGGGCCTGAGCCGCCAGGCGCTGGCTGCACAAAAAGCCGGGATTTCCGTCGGGCAGTATAAAGCGGCCATGCGAACCCTGCCCGCACAGTTTACGGATATCGCCACGCAGCTTGCCGGTGGTCAGAATCCCTGGTTGATCCTGCTGCAACAGGGCGGTCAGGTGAAGGACTCCTTCGGCGGGATGATCCCCATGTTCAGGGGGCTTGCCGGTGCGATCACCCTGCCGATGGTCGGGGTCACCTCGCTGGCGGTGGCGACAGGTGCGCTGGCGTACGCCTGGTACCAGGGCGACGCCACGCTTTCAGAATTTAATAAAACGCTGGTCCTTTCCGGCAATCAGGCCGGACTGACTGCCGATCGTATGCTGACGCTCTCAAGAGCCGGGCAGGCAGCAGGGCTGACGTTTAACCAGGCGAGAGAGTCACTGGCAGCCCTGGTGAATGCCGGTGTGCGTGGTGGTGAACAGTTTGATGCCATCAACCAGAGTGTCGCGCGTTTTGCGTCTGCATCCGGAGTGGAGGTAGATAAAGTCGCTGAAGCCTTCGGGAAGCTGACCACTGACCCGAGGTCGGGACTGATGGCGATGGCGCGCCAGTTCCGTAACGTGACGGCAGAGCAGATTGCGTATGTTGCACAACTGCAGCGTTCCGGAGACGAGGCCGGGGCCTTACAGGCGGCGAACGATATCGCCACGAAAGGCTTTGATGAGCAGACCCGTCGCCTGAAAGAAAACATGGGAACACTGGAGACCTGGGCGGATAAAACAGGGAAGGCATTCAAATCGATGTGGGATGCCATTCTGGATATCGGTCGTCCGGAATTCTCAGCGGATATGCTCGCCAGTGCACAGAAGGCATTTGATGAGGCGGATAAAAAATGGCAGTGGTACCAGAGTCGGAGCCAGCGCCGCGGTAAAACCTCCTCTTTCCGGGCCAACCTTCAGGGCGCATGGGATGACCGGGAAAATGCCCGTCTGGGTCTGGCAGCGGCAACGCTGCAGTCGGATATGGAAAAAGCCGGTGAACTGGCGGCAAGGGACAGGGCTGAGCGTGAGTCGTCACAGCTGAAGTATACCGGAGAGGCGCAGAAGGCGTATGAGCGCCTGCTGACGCCACTGGAGAAATATACCGCCCGGCAGGAAGAGCTGAATAAGGCCCTGAAAGACGGGAAAATCCTGCAGGCGGATTACAACACGCTGATGGCGTCGGCAAAAAAGGATTATGAGTCGACGCAGAAAAAGCCGTCCGGTGTGAAGGTGTCTGCCGGTGAGCGCCAGGAAGACCAGGCGCATGCAGCCCTGCTGGCGCTTGAAACTGAGCTCAGGACGCTGGAGAAGCACAGCGGTGCGAATGAAAAAATCAGCCAGCAGCGCCGTGATTTATGGAAAGCGGAAAATCAGTATGTGGTCCTGAAAGAGGCCGCCACGAAACGGCAGTTATCTGAGCAGGAAAAATCCCTGCTGGCTCATGAGAAAGAGACGCTGGAGTACAAACGCCAGCTGGCTGAGCTGGGCGACAAGATTGAACACCAGAAGCGGCTGAATGAGCTGGCACAGCAGGCGGCGCGGTTTGAACAGCAGCAAAGCGCGAAGCAGGCGGCAATCAGCGCAAAAGCCCGCGGCCTCACCGACCGTCAGGCGCAGCGGGAGTCGGAAGAGCAGCGCCTTCGTGAGGTGTACGGTGATAATCCGGCTGCGCTGGCGAAGGCCACATCGGCACTGAAGAACACCTGGTCTGCGGAGGAGCAGCTTCGTGGAAGCTGGATGGCCGGGATGAAGTCCGGCTGGGGCGAGTGGGCGGAAAGTGCGACGGACAGTTTTTCGCAGGTTAAAAACGCGGCCACGCAGACCTTTGATGGTATTGCACAGAATATGGCGGCGATGCTGACCGGCAGTGAACAGAACTGGCGCAGCTTCACCCGTTCCGTGCTGTCCATGATGACAGAAATTCTGCTTAAGCAGGCAATGGTGGGGATTGTCGGGAGTATCGGCAGCGCCATTGGCGGGGCTGTTGGTGGCGGCGCATCCGCGTCAGGCGGTACAGCCATTCAGGCCGCTGCGGCGAAATTCCATTTTGCAACCGGAGGATTTACGGGAACCGGCGGCAAATATGAGCCAGCGGGGATTGTTCATCGTGGTGAATTTGTCTTCACGAAGGAGGCAACCAGCCGGATTGGTGTCGGCAACCTGTACCGCCTGATGCGGGGCTATGCGGAAGGTGGTTATGTGGGCGGTGCCGGAAGTCCGGCGCAGATGCGGCGGGCTGAAGGCATTAATTTTAATCAGAACAATCACGTGGTGATTCAGAACGACGGTACGAATGGTCTGCCAGGTCCACAGATGATGAAGGCAGTGTATGACATGGCCCGCAAGGGTGCCCGTGATGAAATTCAGGCACAGATGCGCGATGGTGGTCTGTTCTCCGGAGGTGGATGATGAAGACCTTCCGCTGGAAAGTGAAACCCGGTATGGATGTGGCTTCGGCCCCTTCTGTAAGAAAGGTGCGCTTTGGTGATGGCTATTCCCAGCGAGCGCCTGCCGGGCTGAATGCCAACCTGAAAACGTACAGCGTGACGCTTTCTGTCCCCCGTGAGGAGGCCACGGTACTGGAGTCGTTTCTGGAAGAGCACGGGGGCTGGAAAGCCTTTCTGTGGACGCCGCCTTATGAGTGGCGGCAGATAAAGGTGACCTGCGCAAAATGGTCGTCGCGGGTCAGTATGCTGCGTGTTGAGTTCAGCGCAGAGTTTGAACAGGTGGTGAACTGATGCAGGATATCCGGCAGGAAACACTGAATGAATGCACCCGTGCGGAGCAGTCGGCCAGCGTGGTGCTCTGGGAAATCGACCTGACAGAGGTCGGTGGAGAACGTTATTTTTTCTGTAATGAGCAGAACGAAAAAGGTGAGCCGGTCACCTGGCAGGGGCGACAGTATCAGCCGTATCCCATTCAGGGGAGTGGTTTTGAACTGAATGGCAAAGGCACCAGTACGCGCCCCACGCTGACGGTTTCTAACCTGTACGGTATGGTCACCGGGATGGCGGAAGATCTGCAGAGTCTGGTCGGCGGAACGGTGGTCCGGCGTAAGGTTTACGCCCGTTTTCTGGATGCGGTGAACTTCGTCAACGGAAACAGTGACGCCGATCCGGAGCAGGAGGTGATCAGCCGCTGGCGCATCGAGCAGTGCAGCGAACTGAGCGCGGTGAGTGCCTCCTTTGTACTGTCCACGCCGACGGAAACGGATGGCGCTGTTTTTCCGGGGCGTATCATGCTGGCCAACACCTGCACCTGGACCTATCGCGGTGATGAGTGCGGTTATCACGGTCCGGCAGTCGCGGATGAATATGACCAGCCGACGTCCGATATCACGAAGGATAAATGCAGCAAATGCCTGAGCGGCTGTAAGTTTCGCAATAACGTCGGCAACTTTGGCGGCTTCCTTTCCATTAACAAACTTTCGCAGTAATCCCATGACAGAGACAGAATCAGCGATTCTGGCGCACGCCCGGCGATGTGCGCCAGCGGAGTCGTGCGGCTTCGTGGTAAGCACGCCGGAGGGGGAAAGATATTTCCCCTGCGTGAATATCTCCGGTGAGCCGGAGGATTATTTCCGGATGGCTCCGGAGGACTGGCTGCAGGCAGAAATGCAGGGTGAGATTGTGGCGCTGGTCCACAGCCACCCCGGTGGTCTGCCCTGGCTGAGTGAGGCTGACCGGCGGCTGCAGGTGCAGAGTGATTTGCCGTGGTTGCTGGTCTGCCGGGGGGCGATTCATAAGTTCCGCTGTGTGCCGCATCTCACCGGGCGGCGCTTTGAGCACGGGGTGACGGACTGTTACACGCTGTTCCGGGATGCTTATCATCTGGCGGGGATTGAGATGCCGGATTTTCATCGCGAGGATGACTGGTGGCGTCACGGTCAGAATCTCTATCTGGATAATCTGGAGGCCACAGGGCTGTATCAGGTGCCGTTGTCATCAGCACAACCGGGCGATGTGCTGCTGTGCTGTTTTGGTTCATCGGTGCCGAATCATGCCGCCATTTACTGTGGTGATGGCGAGCTGCTGCACCATATTCCTGAACAACTGAGCAAACGAGAGAGGTACACCGACAAATGGCAGCGACGCACACACTCCCTCTGGCGTCACCGGGCATGGCACGCATCTGCCTTTACGGGGATTTGCAACGATTTGGCCGCCGCATCGACCTTCGTGTGAAAACGGGGGCTGAAGCCATCCGGGCACTGGCCACACAGCTCCCGGCGTTTCGTCAGAAACTGAGCGATGGCTGGTATCAGGTACGGATTGCCGGGCGGGATGCAGGAGAAACCGAATTATCATCCCGTCTTAATGAGCCGCTGGCAAATGGTGCCGTGATCCACATCGTACCGCGTCTGGCGGGTGCCAAAAGTGGTGGTGTTTTTCAGGCAGTGCTGGGTGCGGCGCTGATTGCTACGGCAATCTGGATGCCAGGAATCAGTATCGCTTTCAGTGACATTCTCTTTTCTATGGGGGCAGCGATGACGCTTGGTGGTGTCGCACAGATGCTGGCCCCTAAACCCAAAACTCCACGTACACAGACAACGGATAACGGCAAACAGAACACCTATTTCTCCTCACTGGATAACATGGTTGCCCAGGGCAATGTCCTGCCTGTTCTGTACGGTGAAATGCGCGTGGGGTCACGTGTGGCATCTCAGGAGATCAGCACGGCAGATGAAGGGGATGGTGGTCAGGTTGTGGTAATTGGGCGGTAATATTATTTACTCATGTTCTAACTGATTTAATATTTATATCGAACACTGATAATTATTCTATTGGTTAGCTATATGAACAAAACGATTTTATTCTGCACGATTATTGCCTTAACAGGATGTAAATCTTTGGATTACGTAAAATCCGGAAAACCTGTAATGGAAGGTAATTCATTAAAAAATATTGATGAATTGTCAGGCTGCATATCCAGACAATGGGCTGGTAATGGAACACCTATAACATCCCTTCCTATTGAGAATGGGGTAAGCCTTTTAGTTCCACAGGCTATGGGGGGATATGATGTTGTGCTTGATATCAAAAAAGCAGGAAATGGCAGTAGTTTTACTCTTTATGAACGTGTACCAGCATTAACGCCAAAAATTTTTGCTGATAGTGTTAATGCATGTAAATAATAGTTAATCCTGCTGTAACTCATGAGCCGCCTTTTGGGCGGCTTTGTTGTTTATGGAGTGTGAGGAATGGGTAAAGGAAGCAGTAAGGGGCATACCCCGCGCGAAGCGAAGGACAACCTGAAATCCACGCAGCTGCTGAGTGTGATCGATGCCATCAGCGAAGGGCCGGTTGAAGGTCCGGTGGATGGATTAAAAAGCGTGCTGCTGAACAGTACGCCGGTGCTGGACAGTGAGGGGAATACCAATATATCCGGCGTCACGGTGGTGTTCCGGGCCGGTGAGCAGGAGCAGACTCCGCCGGAGGGATTTGAATCCTCCGGTTCCGAGACGGTGCTGGGTACGGAAGTGAAATATGACACGCCGATCACCCGCACCATCACGTCGGCAAACATCGACCGTCTGCGCTTTACCTTCGGTGTGCAGGCACTGGTGGAAACCACCTCAAAGGGGGACAGGAATCCATCGGAAGTCCGCCTGCTGGTTCAGATACAACGTAACGGTGGCTGGGTGACGGAAAAAGACATCACCATTAAGGGTAAAACCACCTCGCAGTATCTGGCCTCAGTGGTGGTGGATAACCTGCCGCCGCGCCCGTTTAATATCCGGATGCGCAGGATGACGCCGGACAGCACCACAGACCAGCTGCAGAACAAAACGCTCTGGTCGTCATACACCGAAATCATCGATGTGAAACAGTGCTACCCGAACACGGCACTGGTCGGCGTGCAGGTGGACTCGGAGCAGTTCGGCAGCCAGCAGGTGAGCCGTAATTATCATCTGCGCGGGCGTATTCTGCAGGTGCCGTCGAACTATAACCCGCAGACGCGGCAATACAGCGGTATCTGGGACGGGACGTTTAAACCGGCATACAGCAACAACATGGCCTGGTGTCTGTGGGATATGCTGACCCATCCGCGCTACGGCATGGGGAAGCGTCTCGGTGCGGCGGATGTGGACAAATGGGCGCTGTATGTCATCGGCCAGAATTGCGACCAGTCGGTGCCGGATGGCTTTGGTGGCACGGAGCCGCGCATCACCTGTAATGCCTGGCTGACCACGCAGCGCAAGGCGTGGGATGTGCTCAGTGATTTCTGCTCGGCGATGCGCTGTATGCCGGTATGGAACGGGCAGACGCTGACGTTCGTGCAGGACCGGCCATCGGATAAGGTGTGGACCTATAACCGCAGTAATGTGGTGATGCCGGATGATGGCGCGCCGTTCCGCTACAGCTTCAGCGCCCTGAAGGACCGTCATAATGCCGTTGAGGTGAACTGGATTGACCCGGATAACGGCTGGGAGACGGCGACAGAGCTTGTGGAGGACACGCAGGCCATTGCCCGTTACGGTCGTAACGTCACGAAGATGGATGCCTTTGGCTGTACCAGCCGGGGGCAGGCACACCGCGCCGGGCTGTGGCTGATTAAAACAGAACTGCTGGAAACGCAGACCGTGGATTTCAGCGTCGGCGCAGAAGGGCTTCGCCATGTACCGGGTGATGTTATTGAAATCTGCGATGATGACTATGCGGGGATCAGCATTGGCGGGCGCGTGCTGGCGGTGAACAGCCAGACCCGGACGCTGACGCTCGACCGTGAAATCACGCTGCCATCCTCCGGTACCACGCTGATAAGCCTGGTTGACGGGCAGGGGAGTCCGGTCAGCGTGGAGGTTCAGTCCGTCACCGACGGCGTGAAGGTGAAAGTGAGTCGGGTTCCTGACGGCGTTGCCGAATACAGCGTGTGGGGGCTGAAGCTGCCGACGCTGCGCCAGCGCCTGTTCCGCTGTGTGAGTATCCGTGAGAACGATGACGGCACGTATGCCATCACTGCCGTGCAGCATGTACCGGAAAAAGAAGCCATCGTGGATAACGGGGCGCACTTTGACGGCGACCAGAGCGGCACGGTGAATGGTGTCACGCCGCCAGCGGTGCAGCACCTGACCGCCGAAGTCACCGCAGACAGCGGGGAATACCAGGTGCTGGCGCGCTGGGATACGCCGAAGGTGGTGAAGGGCGTGAGCTTTATGCTTCGCCTGACCGTGGCAGCGGATGACGGCAGTGAGCGGCTGGTCAGCACGGCCCGGACGACGGAAACCACATACCGCTTCAGGCAGCTGGCTCTGGGAAATTACAGTCTGACAGTCCGGGCGGTAAATGCGTGGGGGCAGCAGGGCGATCCGGCGTCGGTATCGTTCCGGATTGCCGCACCGGCAGCGCCATCGCGGATTGAGCTGACGCCGGGCTATTTTCAGATAACCGCCACGCCGCATCTTGCGGTTTATGATCCGACGGTACAGTTTGAGTTCTGGTTCTCGGAAAATCGGATTGCGGATATCAGGCAGGTTGAAACCAGCGCGCGTTATCTTGGCACGGCGCTGTACTGGATAGCTGCCAGTATCAATATCAAACCGGGCCATGATTATTATTTTTACATCCGCAGTGTGAACACCGTTGGCAAATCGGCATTTGTGGAGGCTGTTGGCCAGCCGAGTGATGATGCATCCGGCTATCTGGATTTTTTCAAAGGCGAGATAGGGAAAAGCCATCTGGCTCAGGAGCTGTGGACGCAGATTGATAACGGTCAGCTTGCGCCGGACCTGGCTGAAATCAGGACGTCCATTACGAATGTCAGCAATGAAATCACGCAGACCGTCAATAAAAAACTGGAAAATCAGAGTGCGGCAATCCAGCAGATACAGAAAGTTCAGGTTGATACAAATAATAACCTGAACAGCATGTGGGCTGTGAAGCTGCAGCAGATGCAGGACGGACGCCTTTATATCGCGGGTATTGGTGCCGGTATTGAGAACACCCCTGACGGCATGCAGAGTCAGGTGCTGCTGGCGGCGGACAGGATTGCGATGGTTAATCCTGCGAATGGCAACACAAAGCCGATGTTTGTTGGTCAGGGCGATCAGATATTCATGAACGAAGTGTTCCTGAAATATCTGACGGCTCCCACCATTACCAGCGGCGGTAATCCTCCGGCATTTTCCCTGACACCGGACGGGCGGCTGACGGCGAAAAATGCCGATATCAGCGGTAACGTGAATGCGAACTCCGGGACGCTCAACAACGTCACGATTAACGAGAACTGCCGGGTTCTGGGAAAACTGTCCGCGAACCAGATTGAAGGCGATCTCGTTAAAACAGTGGGTAAAGCTTTCCCCCGGGACTCCCGAGCACCGGAGCGGTGGCCATCAGGGACCATTACCGTCAGGGTTTATGACGATCAGCCGTTTGACCGGCAAATTGTTATTCCGGCGGTGGCATTCAGTGGCGCTAAGCATGAGAGAGAGCATACTGATATTTACTCCTCATGCCGTCTGATAGTGCGGAAAAACGGTGCTGAAATTTATAACCGTACCGCGCTGGATAATACGCTGATTTACAGTGGCGTTATTGATATGCCTGCCGGTCACGGTCACATGACACTGGAGTTTTCGGTGTCAGCATGGCTGGTAAATGGCTGGTATCCCACAGCAAGTATCAGCGATTTGCTGGTTGTTGTGATGAAGAAAGCCACTGCAGGCATCACGATTAGCTGAATTTTATAACCCAGATACGGGCACCAGAAATGGTGCCTTTTTTATTGCAGAAAAGCGAGAGGTAATTATGCGTAAATTATGTGCTGTTATTCTGTCCGCAGTAGTCTGGCTGGTTGCCGCTGGTACGCCAGCGAGCGCAGCAGAGCATCAGTCCACACTAAGCGCCGGGTATCTTCAGACCCATACTGATATGCCAGGCAGTGATGACCTGAAGGGCATTAACGTGAAATACCGTTATGAATTTACGGACACGCTGGGGCTGGTGACGTCATTCAGTTATGCCAATGCCAAAGATGAGCAAAGAACGCATTACAGCGATACCCGCTGGCATGAAGATTCAGTGCGTAACCGCTGGTTCAGCATGATGGCGGGGCCATCTGTACGCGTGAATGAATGGTTCAGTGCTTATGCGATGGCAGGTGTGGCTTACAGCCGTGTTTCGACGTTCTCCGGGGATTATCTCCGCGTAACTGACAACAAGGGGAAAACGCACGATGTGCTGACCGGAAGTGATGACGATCGCCACAGCAACACGTCTCTGGCGTGGGGAGCTGGCGTGCAGTTTAACCCGACCGAATCCGTGGCCATTGATATTGCTTATGAAGGCTCCGGCAGTGGCGACTGGCGCACTGACGGTTTCATCGTGGGTGTCGGTTATAAGTTCTGATTAGCCAGGTAACACAGTGTTATGACAGCCCGCCGGTTCAGGCGGGCTTTTTTGTGGAGTGGATATGGCAGCAGTAAAAATCTCAGGTGTGCTGAAAGATGGTGCGGGAAAACCAATACAGAACTGCACCATTCAGCTCAAAGCAAAACGTAACAGCACCACGGTTGTGGTGAACACGGTGGCCTCAGAAAATCCGGATGAAGCCGGACGTTACAGCATGGATGTCGAGTATGGCCAGTACAGCGTTATCCTGCTGGTTGAAGGTTTTCCGCCTTCACATGCCGGGGCCATCACCGTGTATGAGGATTCTAAGCCGGGGACATTGAATGATTTTCTGGGCGCTGCAACAGAAGATGATGTTCGTCCGGAGGCACTGTATCGTTTTGAAAAGATGGTGGAAGAGGTGGCACGCAACGCTGAAGCCGCCTCTCAGAGCGCAGCGGCAGCAAAGAAATCAGAAACAGCAGCGGCATCGTCCAGGAACGCGGCGAAAACATCAGAGACGAATGCAGGTAACAGCGCGAAAGCGGCAGCTTCTTCAAAAACAGCCGCACAAAATGCAGCAACAGCGGCAGAACGTTCAGAGACAAATGCCCGTGCGTCAGAGGAAGCCTCCGCAGGCAGTGAAGAGGCTTCCCGCCGTAATGCAGAGTCAGCCGCTGAGAATGCCGGAATCGCCACCACAAAAGCGCGGGAGGCCGCAGCAGACGCAACAACGGCCGGGCAGAAAAAGGATGAGGCTCTGTCGGCAGCGACACGAGCTGAAAAGGCGGCAGACCGCGCAGAAGCCGCAGCGGAAGTGACTGCAGAGCCCTATGTGAATATAGTGCCGCCGCTGCCTGATGTGTGGATACCGTTTAACGATTCACTGGATATGATTACGGGTTTTTCGCCATCATATAAAAAGATTGTTATAGGTGACGATGAAATAACAATGCCAGGCGACAAGATTGTTAAGTTTAAACGTGCTTCAACAGCAACGTATATTAATAAGTCCGGCCAACTCAAGCTTGCTGAAGTTGATGAACCGCGATTTGAGCGCGATGGCTTATTGATTGAAGGACAGAGGACAAATTATCTGAGGAACTCAAATAAACCAGACTCATGGACTGTTCATTCCGCACTGAATAAAACATTTGGCACTGATAAACGGGGGTTCAATTATGCCACGGTGACACCCACGGAAAGTATAGTGGGAACAACAGGTGGCTATACTGTGCATGGTGTGGTTGCAGCAGACAGATTCCCGCTGGCAAGTGGTGAATGTTTCACTTTTTCGTGCCGGGTTAAAGGCGCTAAAGCACGATGCAGGTTAAGAGTTTCAGTTATTATTGGTGGAACAGATACCTTCTCTGCTGACTCTTATCTTGATCTGGATACCCGGATTGCAACAGTAAGCGGTAATACATCCCTTATAACGGCCAAAGCTGAACAACAGGGTGAGTGGACTTACTATGAGTCCACTTATACAGCTAATACGGATATTGATACCGTTAACTGTGCTTTTTATATGTCAAACAAAATAAGTAATGAGCCATTCTATGATGACTCAACATTAACCATGACGACGCCGCAAATTGAACTGGGCAATACGGCATCGTCATTTATTGTAACTACAATGCCAACAACACGCGCAAGTGATGTAGTTACTATCCCATCGCAGAATAACCTGTCAACAAGGCCTTTTACGGTATTGTGCGAAGTAAGCAGGAGCTGGAGTACACCGCCCAATGTTGCGCCAAGGATATTTGATGTTGGAGGGCACAGTATTGATGATAATTATTTATCGCTGGGGTTTGTTTCAACAGGAAAGATAAGCGCCAACGTAGGAATGGTTCAGCCACAAATTGCCTCAGATGGAGAAAGGTTCATTGTGGGTGTGAGAGCTAAATCTGATTTATCAGTAAATGCAATATGCAATGGTAATTATACAACAAACCTTAATGGTAAAATATTTGGAATTACAGCAACATCGTACCGGTTTGGTGGGCAGACCGCAGCAGGAACGCGTCATTTGTTTGGACACATCAGAAATTTCAGAGTCTGGTTTAAAGAATTAAATGACAGGCAAATCAAGGAGGCAGTATGAAAGATTTAACTTTGAAATTTCCTGGTAACAGAGAGTTTAAATCCTTCCTGTCATCTCTTGACTGGGAGGAGGATGAAGACCTCCAGAATAAACTGTTAGTCGATGAAATTGGTTTCACCTACACAGAAACAGGGGTAACAGAAGAGGGAGAACCTGTCTGTGTCCGGAATGACGGTTATTTTGTCAACATTCGCATTCTTGATGACTTGTTTGATGTTTCTGTATTCTCTGATTATGTCGTGGAGCTGGAAACACCGCTTCGGGAATGGAGCTGAAAGGAGGAAATAATGGATATAAGCCCCTTACTTCATGCACTTTGTGCTGTGGCTGCGCAGATACTGGTTGGTCTTTTTACCGGAAACTGGGCTTACGGAGCGATAGCCGGTTGTACGTTCTTCATTGCGCGTGAACATACCCAGGCAGAATATCGCTGGATTGAAATGTTCGGGCATGGCAAGCGAATGAATATGCCGTGGTGGGGCGGTTTTGATACACGTGCATGGGATGTGGCAAGCCTGATGGATTTTGCTGTGCCGGTGGTGGCGTGTCTGCTGGTCTGGCTGTTGGTTAATCGTGGGTGAAAAAAGGTGAGCTGTATATGCAACGGAGGAAGAAACCCCGTTGCTGGAAGCCTGGAAAAAGTATCGGATGCTGCTGAACCGTGTTGATACATCAACTGCACCTGATATTGAGTGGCCTACGAACCCTGTCAGGGAGTAATCATTGGGATTATGCCGCAGCACGTCTTAAGCAAGAACGTGCTGCGGTTGGATGCTATTTTTTCCCTGAAGCGGAAAACATTACTACAGTACCTTGAACCTTGGTTTTAACATTCTCGAAATGCTCTGAGAGTATATGTGTTAAGCCTTCTTCGGAATCTTTTGTGTTTGAAAAGATGCCTTTCTGATTGTAAATGCGCATCAGTTTTTGACCGAAGCTATTGTGCACAACTCCATCGCCAAGAATTGTGGCTCCGTATAGAGTTCCATCGTCAGTTAAGGCCTGCGCCGCATTGCGTATTACACAGCTTTTTGTAGATATATTTCCAGGCAGGCAGTGAAGAAGGTAAAACATGGAAATGGAATCAAATTGACCATGTAACGCCGCGGGATAAGGTTCAAAAACATCATGGCTAATTTTATGTTTAATTTTTGATTCCCCAGCCCTTGTAGATGCCGCGTTCAGGCTAGCTTCGTTCAAATCCATTAAAGATATCAGACTACTCTCAGGTACGTGAGTAAGGTAAAACCCAGTTCCAACACCAATATCCAGATGGTTGTTACCTAAATGTTCCAGAAAGTGTGGAAGAAGGTGTTCCTTTGTAGGACATCCCCATGCAAGCCGATTTGATACTCCCAAAACCCACCAGTCATAAAGCTTTAGGGTAAGTGGTGTGTAAATTTTAGCCCCATCATCTGTGTTTTTTTTCATTAATTTCACCATGTTATAGTTTTATTTGTGAATTAAATCAATTATGGCGATGAATTACAAGGGGTTAAATGCTGCCGCAGCATAGCGATATTGAAATAGCCTGGTATGCTTCGATACAGCAGGAGCCGAATGGCTGGAAGACCGTCACCACACAGTTCTACATCCAGGAATTCAGTGAGTATATTGCGCCACTGCAGGATGCTGTAGATCTGGAAATCGCAACGGAGGAAGAAAGATCGTTGCTGGAGGCATGGAATAAATATCGGGTATTGTTGAATCGTGTTGATACATCAACTGCACCTGATATTGAGTGGCCTGCAAATCCTGTCAGGGAGTAATCATTGGGATTATGCCGCAGACACGTCGTATGCAGGAACGTGCTGCGGTTAGTTTGTGAGCTTTCGATAGTGGTTGTTATTTTTGCCCTTATTTGTTCCGGAGGCCATGGTTCAATGGTCCGTCTGCCCCCTGTGGTGATGTCAGCAAAATCAGCCACTGCGCGAACCACAATAGCCCGGGAAGATGCTGAAGATCACCAGGTAAAGCTGTCAGCGCAGAAACTGGAAGAACTGCTCGCATCAATGGTTAAGGATGAGGTTGATCGCAATGATGGGATTTATTGACGTCAGCGAGAGCAGAAGGAAGAACTGAATAACCTGAATGATTTACGCTCAATCAGAGCGATGATGATTGGCAGTAATTAGCGGTCAATTTCGGTTTTTTTGGCTGTGCGCTCCCCGCCCAGCATTGCGCGTCAATTAGCCCCAAAAAAACGAAAAAGTTACAATCAAGTAAAAAATTCCTTCTGCAAAACTAAAAAAGATTTCAATAAAATCAGACAGTTAAAAGCATAAAAAAAGGTACAAAAAAAACATCTCAAAGTCTTGTTTTTTGCTTCAAAT